TCCCACCGCTTGCCCATGAAGGCGAGGCCATAGGGCGGGTCGGTCACAATGGCATCAACGGAATCGGCGGGCAGCGTCCGCAGCACATCCAGACAATCCCCCGTGTAAATCATCGGCAATGCTCCGGCCTTATCGCCAACTGGTAAAGTTCCCGCAACTGCCGCACCGTCGCCTCGGGATCGCGTGCTTCTATCCACTCGCCGCGTGGTTCCCATACTGCGCGAAATGCCGCCTGCTTATCGCTCAACTTGCCGTTGGCGTGTTTGATTTCAAGCCAGCACACAAATGGTTTACCGCACGGCAGCGGCTTGACCGCCAACTTGTCGGGGATGGAGTGACCCGCACGGGCAAAGTCCCATACATCGAACCCCGCAGCCTTTACCGCATCGGCTACGGCTCCGTCATTCATATCTCGTCGCATGGCATAACGCATCGTGGTTGAAACCCGCCCTTCTTCCTTGCGCCGATTATAGCCTTTCGCCCCTCGCGTGTCTGGCACCGCATCTGCAGCCGCGCATGGTCAAGGCCGATCATATCGCATATCCATTGCATCGACCCGATGCCGTCCTCCGTGCTGTTAATCCACCGCATCGCCTGCCACCCATCTTCCCGGCCTGTCTTGGTGCAGTCGGTGATGGCCTGCCACAGCACAGCAGCCCACAGCGCCCGGTATGGGTTAGGCGGGAGGTCGTTGTCCGCGTTTAGGTCTGATTGGAAGTTGAAGCCGCGCATTGTTCACCCAAAAAGGTCAAGATTTTCAAAAGTGTTTACTGCGTTTTTGTTCCAATGGTATGCGCTTGCGTGTTTTTCTATGCGCTCCATAAGAATAATTGCCCGTGCTGTTCTTGACGCTGGCGAATATGGGCCGTTCCATTTTTTGTCAATTCCCACATTACGCGCAACATTGCAAGAGTCGGCGCTAGAAAGCGGAAGTTTGCTAAAAATCGTCGGGTTCAGCATCCGCAGTCCGTGCAGTTTGCTTCGCGGCATCCCGTCAGCATCGCAAATCACTTGCATGGCAGCAGCCATCCGCGCCCACCATTTTTGATCCCCAACCACCGCAAATTCACCAGATGAACCCAAAGCAATGCGCGGGTATTCGCATAGCCGGTTGAGCCGGTCTAACGATTCGTGCATATGCCAAACCGGAACGGATACCGATACAGGCAATCCCCACCCTTTTAGCAGCGCGTCGTTATCGGCTTCCGAGCCGTCGATTTTGTCAGGGATGATGCACCAATCCACAGCCGGGTGCTTTACCCATTTCGCTGCCCATGCTGCAAACCCGTCAAAGTCATATTTTGCACCTGATTTCCACGCCGAAAACGCGCCGTTATCCAACACCACCGACTGGCAAATTTCCGCAGCAATCTCCATTTGCTCGGGATGCTCAAAACTAACCATTGCGTGTTTAGTCGCAAATGCCCTAATCATGTCGTGCGTGTTTGACATGGGCAATCCGTGGTAATGAATCATTTGATGCCCACCAATTTATGCGTTTGTAAAGACAATGAAAACCCATGTTTTTTGCAAGCCTCAACGCAAAGGTTTAAGGCTCGGCTTCCGTTACTTACGGGTTGCAGGTAAACAGGCGTCCATTGCCCGATGTGCGGAATAACCTCGGTCAAAAGGCGATCAATGTCGTTTTGAGAGGCGACCACCTGTTTGATTTCGCAAGCCGCTCTCAACGCTTGAAGCGAAAGCGGCTTAAAAAACTTGGGACTGACGGTAATCCATTCTGGCCCGTAAGCATCAAAACAACCGCTGGTTTCTATCTGTACGCGCCGCCCTTCCAAATGCAAAGCGTAAAGCAATCGGCGTATGTCCTGCTCGTAAGGCTCCCCGCCCGTAATGACGATGTGCCGAGCGTTGTACGGGATGCCCCGCACAATGTCCGAAAGCGCTGTTTTTTTAGTGCCTTGCTCCCAAGTTTCTTTAGAGTCGCACCATGAACAACCAACGGAACAGCCTTGCAAACGAATAAACCATGCCGGGGTTCCCGTCCAATGGCCTTCGCCTTGAATGCTAAAAAACTGATCGGCAACGGCAAATTCTGAACTTCCTTCCGTGTTTTTTAACGGCGCGTAATTTCTTAACGGCTGGATGTGCAAATAACGGGTCATTGTGCCGCCCTGTCGTAAGTTTTGATGCCGTGCGATATCGCTTTAGAAATGATGTGCGCCTTGACGTTCCACGCCTTTGCGCGTTGCTCTAGCAGCCCGAGCCATTCTTTACGCGCTATCCGTGCGGCGCTGTAGTCTGCCCAAAACGCCTTGTGTTTAGCCGCAGCGCGGTATCCGGCTTGATGCACAGTCCACCAAAGCGGGACATTGTGCTTGCGGCACAGTTCCTTGTTAGTCGGAATGGCGCGTTGTCGAGCGGCGATTGCTAACGCCTCACGATACTGCGCCTCGGTTAAGGTGGGGCTGTAGTACCGGCCTCTAATCTTCATCGGTTCCGCAGCCTCCCCAAGCCACGCTCCCCGAACAAGTGCCGCACCATTCCCACGAGATGCGGGTCGTTCAGCACGTCTTTAGGGTCAGCGTCACGGATGGCAGAGGCCGCAGCGTCACGCAGCCGATCCCATGCGTCTTTATCCGCTTCACGCATCGTCAACCGCGCAAGGTACGCATCGCACAGTTTCAGCCGGTGCAGCGGGGTCGGTTCCTGTTTCCCCCATGCCTTTGCAGCCCATTCGTCTTGTTCAGCGTGGCGGGCAACATCGGCGGCGCGTTGTTTGTCGGTTTTCTCAACCTTCTCGCCCGGTCGAGGCGCGGCTTTCTTTAGGTCAAACAGCCCTTGCCATTGGTTGCTGATGGACTGGTCTACTACCTCGCCCTGTTCTGCGCCGTAGCGCGACAGTTTGAGTTTCATCGCCTGTTCGCTTGCGGGTTTGATCGGTTTGCGGATGGCCTTGCGAAAGGCTACCCACCGTTCCCATGCCTGCTCGTCAAGTTCGTTCATGGTGTCCTCCTGAACCATGACTTTACCCTAGATTTCAGGATTGTCTAGTGTCTTAAACCCTGATGACTGATGGTGAGTCCGCACGGTGTAGACGGAATCCGCCTACAGCGAATCGTGCGGAAAGATGACTGACGGAGCCATCCGCTGTCGGCTACTTTTGGCAGATGTTCGTCCCATCCGCTGCCATTCACGCTTCCCGACGATACGCTGCGTGCCTACAGGCTGGCTGCCCCGATGTAGGTTTAAGGTGGGCCTGTGCGTTGTTTCCCCGACCAGACCGCCCGAGCATCAGGCGTGGCCTTGACTTGTCCGAAATCGTCCGGTAAAGTCCGTTCCACGCTCAACTTGCATTGATAGCGTATCCGAGGCCAGTCCTCGGCGTCAAGGCCCCATCTGCCCCGGTGGGGCTTTGTCGTTTCTGGGGGGAGGTGGGGCGGCTCCGGGTGGTCTTGCCACCGCTGGCGGGAGGATGGAGCGTCAGCGCGGACAGAGCCGCCCCGTAGGGTCACTCTACAGCAGTCGCCGTGATCGCGCCAGAGTCGATTACAGCGGCTTCAGGCGGGGTCAGGCTGCAACCCTCGGGCAGCGCAGCAGCCGCCAGAATCGCCGCTCCGCGCTCTACACGGTGCGCCGGGATGCGCCCATCACGCCGCCACTTCAGCACGGCGGCATCCGTAACGCCGAACGCCCGTGCTACGCGGGACTGCTTGCCCAACAGGTCGAAAAAAGGCTGGATATCCATAGGTACTCCGTAAGGTAAACCCCCGGACTTTACCCCCGGCAGGGGTAAAAGGCAATCATTCCGTTTCGGATGCAGTCGGTAAAGAAAACGCTTGCAACGGGTAAAGACTTGGGTAAGATGACCCCATGCCAGCAACGGCTGGCTCCACAGACAGGAGCAACAAAAATGGCTACCTACACCCTTGAATACGATTTCGCTGACGGCCTGACCTGCATGGTCGAGGCCGGTGTATCGCACGGCGAGTGCCACGACATGTACATCGTCGCTATCGCCCTCGACGATGGCACATGGCACAACCTGCCGTCGCGCATCGCCGTGTGGGATGACAAACTTGCTGACGAGTTTGAGAAACACGCCGACACGGTAAACCGCGAGTGGAAAGCGCAGGAACGATACGAAGCCGAGCGCGAGTACCGCGAATCACTTTACATCCCGTAAGGAGGACTACCATGACTTACCGATCAATGGCTGACCTGCTGGCCGAAAACGCCAACCTGCAGGCCGCGCAACAGGAACTCGCCGCGATGAAACTCGCCTTCCTCGCCCTGCGCGTTGACCCCGTGACGCTGAACCATCGCGGGTCTGACCTGTGGTTGCAGTTTGAGACGCTGACCTCGCTTGCCGAGGCTTGCGACCTTGGCGCGGCGTTCGACCGGGCGATGGCGCACCGCGACCAGTCGAGCATGGATGATTTGTACCGTCACGCGATGAACGTCGATTCTGACGCCGCCCGCGCTTTGGCTGACGCAGCCGAGTGGATGGGGACGTGGGTTGGCGAAGCGCGGCAAGCGTCCGTGTCGTTTCGTCGCGCTGCGGGTTACATCGCGGACGCGCAGCGGGTGGCGCGATGACCACGAAACTGACCGAAATGTGGGCGGCGCTGGAGGCGCACGAGCCTGCGCCCGAGTACGCCGAAACGTGGGCGACGATGCTCAAGGAGCGCACGGAAGAGGCAGCGTGGGCGGCTTACCGTGCCGCGCCTGCGGGGTCGGCAGCGGAGGCGGCAGCGTGGGCGGCTTATACGGCGGCAGGGGTGGCAGCGTGGGCGGCGGCGAGGGCGTCTGATTGCCACGCGCAGGAAGCCATTGACGCGATTAAGGAGATGAAGCCGTGAGCCGCGACGAGGCGACCCGAGCCGCTATCCTGCTTGGGCTGATTGTGGCGCTTGTGCTGATTGCCGCCGCGCTTGTGCCTTGCGGCGATGGCGGCTGCACGGTTGAGGAGGTGCAACGTGGATGACGGGCGGCAGCAGCAAGAAAACGAGGAGCGCCGGTACTTTGAGGAATTGGTGTTCCTGAAGTGGACGCAGGCCGATATCGACCGGCACCGCGAGTTGCTTGCGGAACTGCGCGAAATGAACGAAAAGGCAAAGAGGATGTTCAAATGAGCGAACTGCTGAAAATCAACGTAAACGACCACATCGAAAAGAAAGGCAACCTGTCTTATCTGTCGTGGGCGTGGGCGTGGGCCGAGGTGCTGAAGATTGACCCCGGCGCGTGGTGGAACGCGCACGAGTGGGCCGACCGCCCTGCCATGTTTTTGCCGGACGGCACCGCGATGGTCAAGGTATCGGTCGAGGTGAAGGGCAACACCAAGACTTGCGTTTTGCCGGTGATGGACAACCGCAACCGCGCCATCGTCAACCCCGATGCGTTTGCGATCAATACCGCCATCATGCGCTGCCTTGCAAAGGCGATTGCGATGCACGGGCTTGGCCTTTACATCTACGCGGG